CTCGAACAGAGCCTCTCTCGGGGAGGGTGGCGACCTCGATATATGCAAGGTTTCGAAAGAGACCTAAACATGTATCTGTCTTACCATGTTTCTTACATGGGTTGACATGTCGTGTCTTTGATTCGAAGACTGGTCTCATCCATAAGCAAGTGGATGAGAACGCCGTGTTCTTCATTCGGCAGATCTGTCTCTTTGTTAAGAAGGTCTTCAAAGTCTGCGATCCCGAGAGGGATCAAAAGGCTCTAGAGACATTCATCGAGACTGATCTCAGTCTACGAGAACTTCCGAACGCTGGAGCTGACTACCAGCGAGCACTGAACTACGTCACTCGACGAATAGTACCGTCGATTGAGGCAGGCTATGCTCGTGCGATGGGTGATGAATCCATCGTCCCACGGCACGGACCGGGCGCTACTGCCGACAAGGCATGGGCGAACGAGAAGTACCGTAGGAGGGGTTTCCTCCAGCGTTGGGGACATCTGTTTTCCTGGGAAGAATTGTACGGTTTCTCAACCGTGCACCAGGTTACAGGAGATGTCGTGAGGCCTCAGGACGAGCAACCTGTAAAGGTTTGCTCTGTTCCCAAGACGATGAAGACGTCGCGCATTATCTCTGTGGAGCCAACAGCTATGCAGTTTGCACAGCAACTGGTTTCGCAGAGGATGTACGTCGCCTTCAGGCATGCGGGAGTGTCAGACCAACTGAACTTCGAAGACCAGTCCGTTAACCAACGGGCTGCTCGACGCGGCTCAATTGATGGCACCTTAGCAACTCTCGACCTCTCAGAAGCGTCCGATAGGCTCAGTTGTAAAACTGTATCCATCGTTTTCCGTCACGCCCCTGTTCTGCGTAGCCATCTTTTTGGCTGTCGCTCGAGCAGGGCCGTGTTGCCAGGTGGGGTAGAACTCCACCTGCGGAAGTACGCTTCTATGGGTTCGGCCCTTACTTTTCCAGTGGAGGCCTTCTGTTTCTACGCAATCTGCCTAGCGGCGGTTTGCGAAGTTCGGAAGATCTTCAATCGGACGGGCCGACCACGTTCCCTGCGGTTGTTCGAAAACATCCGAAAGGACGTGTTGGTCTTTGGGGACGACATCATTGTCCCCACGGACTGCGTCGATCGTGTGACCGATTACCTGCGGGCCTTTGGCCTTAAGGTGAACGCGAAGAAGTCCTTTTCGACTGGACCTTTTCGCGAATCGTGTGGTAAGGACTATGTAAACGGGGTCCTTGTGACTCCCGTTTATTTACGGTCCGACCCACCGCGGTCACACCGCGACTCATCAGCATTTGTCTCCTGGGTTAACATGTCTAACCGGTTTTACAAGGCCGGTTTGTGGCATGTGGCCAACGGAATCCGAACACATCTAGACAAGATGTTTAGGCTACCGTTGGTCAAGGAGACGTGTGCTGGACTTGGTTGGCACACTTTTGGCGAAGCTCAAGAGGTTTTCTACGGACGCCTACATGGCGCACCGCGATACTTCTCAAAGACGCTTTGTCAGAAGTCCCCCAAGGATAGCGATATCCTTGAGGGCTATGATCGCCTTCTCTACTTCCACTTAACTCGTGGAGCAGGAAAAGCGTTCATGGGTGACCCAACAAAGTCTCCTAGACGCAACTCCTTGAAGCTCCACCAACGTAAGGTATGGCTATGACAAAAGTTTCCACTTCTGCCACGTGCGATTTCCTCACGGAGGAGTACACCAATACTGGGACCGGGAATATCATCCAGATCTCAGCAGGGGTTGGTCACATTCACGGATCAGTTCGTTGTGCAGTCTCGGCCTCTATGGCTGCAGACGTGCTCGGCGCGCTGATCCAAGAATGTTACCGGTACGCGGATCTTCTCGAGTTGATGGGCCATCCTTTCGATTTGGATGTTTCCTCGAACGTCAGCGCCCGCGTTGTGAAACGCGATCGCGGACCGATCGAGGACTTCCTCATCGATCAGAATGAGCTCGAACTCTAGGAGTTCGTCGCACTAACGGCTTATGGACGTCCATGAAAAAGACGACCATAATTTAGGTCTCTGACCTAAAGGGGAGCTGACTGCAGCCTCAGCGGGAAACCGCGTAGGGGCTGCACCACTAGTC